GCCAATTAATTTTGCGTGTTCCAATTCTAATTGAGCAGATTTAAGCATTGCGTTTGAAGTAGCTACAAGTGTTTTGCCTTGCGCTGTGTCCATTTCTCCGTTTTTTACTTTTTCGAATACATCTACTAAAGCATCTCTTAATTGTTTTACGTTGTTCATAATTTTAAAGTTTTATTAAGGTATATTAAATATTTTTTAGATTCAATTAAATAAGGGTGTTTTGCAATATCTCTACGGGTTAATTTGTAATCTGATAAAGTTACTATTGCTTGAATTGCACTTCTTGCAGTAACTCCTAATTCTTTTTTGTGTTTAGCCTCACATTCTTTGCATGAATGACATCTTTTATCTGGATAAACTAAAAAACCTGAGAACTCTAAAACAGGCTTTGTTTTTTCGCAAACTATACAGAATTTAGTTTTACCGAAAATTCCTTCTCGTTTGTGGCGATTTACTTTTTCTAAAGCTCTTTGTTCTGGTTTACGGCAATATTCGTTGTGATATTCTTTTCGTTTTTCACGTTGCTTTTTTTGCATTAAACGCCCTGCTTCAGATTCACAATAAGCTTGTTTTTTAGCTCGTAATCGTTCTTTATTTTTTAAACGATATTGTCTGTCATATTCTGCTTTTATTTCCTTAGCAGTCATAATCCTAAATTTTATGCCTATTGGCGTTAGTGGGTTTTACGTAGTTTGTCTAATAATTGAATCATTGTCATTGTTCCAATTTCATCGCTGTAATTTATTAGAGTGCCTTTGAAATACGAACTATAAGATGTCGTAAATTTATCTGTTGTAACATTTATACTACTTGATCCTTCGTGTGAATGTATATTGAAATTATAATCTTTTTTAACGCAAATATCAATGACTTTTTTTAGATTTATTAAACATTGTTTTTCCGCTTCAATACGATCTATTTCTTTTAATCTGAAGTAATGGCTAAGTTCTTTCATCCCAATTTATTTTAAAGTTTCTTTGTTTGTTTCGAATGTTGAGGTGTAGTATTCATCATCTGTAGCGAATCCATTATTTTTACCTTCCCAATAAGCATCAATAATTTGCTGTTTTTCGGTTTCTAAATACGAAGTTACGGTAATAATACATTCGTGTACAGCTTCTTTTGCTATTCCTAATACTTCTGAGTTTTTCATAGAGTTTAAATCCTCTAATAGTTCGGTTAAGGCTGTTTTCATAATTTTATTTTAAGTTAGTTTTTTCAAAAGCAATTATATCTTCTAAATCTGATATTCTATCAGCAAATTCTGAATCGGGTTCATTATCAGGATGCGCCTGTAAGCAAAGTAATATTGAATTTAATTTGCTTATTTTTTCTTCTATTTCCATAATTTAAAGTTAGTTTTTGTGTTGGGTTAGACAATCCATCTAATTAATAACTTAGCTTCCATCTCTTTTCCAAATTCAGCATTACCCATGTCGTCATGGGGAACTTCAAAAAAAACCATTTCTTGGTTATTTAAATGTGCTGAATAATAATTAGTAGCATTGCTACACTCTGTTAAAGTAGCTTTTGGATTTTCTCTGTATAAAGCTTTCTTTGTTTCTGTTAAATTCATTTTCGTTTAGGTTTTAATTAATTTTTTGACGGTTTAGCTCTTTGCCTGTAAGGGCGAAATATAGGTTTTGAAGTTGGTGTAAATACTGAGTTTTACAGTCTAACCAATTAGTGTTAAAAGCGCATTCGAAGTCTGATAAATCTATTTGTAAACTTCCTAAATAATAACAATCTCCCGCATAATCAGTTTCTTCAAACCCGAATTTAATCAACCATTCTTCTGTTAATGGTATTGGCTTAAAGTTTTTATAATTATCATTTGAAAAATCTTCACGTCTTACTTTTAAATCGTAATTTTTGCCTTCTGCAGACCAATAATAATAATTACCTATTCTAAGTTCGTTTAGTTCCATAATTTTAGTTTTTTATATTCAGAAAGTTTTATTATTGGTAAATCAAACGGTCTACTTGAATAGTTGTCTGTTTTATAATAATGGTTGAATAAGTTTTGCTGATCTGTTAATTTGCAAAACGGTTTAGGATCATGTATATCGTTAAATATTTGTATTTTCCCTTTTTTGAATTCTCTTTTTATATCTGTTATTTTCATAATACATCAATTTAAACAAACTCCAATTTCTTTAATGATTTTACGTAACACTTCTCTATTTGTCGGTTCCGGCAACAATCGTTTTTTAAGTCGGGTGTTGAGGTTTGCGAATATTTGTTGGGTTGTTTTCATGGTTTTAGCAATTTATTTATTTTACGCATTTTATTTGCGCATTCTTTAGAACATCTTTTTCTTCCGATATTAGTAACAAATAATTTTTCACAACACTCACATTTAGTAATAATACTTTTGTCTTTTGAATACCTTGAAAGAAAATATGTTGAGTAAGGAGTTATCCATCCGTTTTTCATAATTCTATTTTTAGTGATTTTATTTATCTGTTGGTTTTAAAGTGATTGTTGTTAATTGAATCTAATTCGTATAATTTATTAATCATATAAGTTTTTCCACATTCTGTGCATTCATCTCCAATTATTTGGTTTTCATAACCTAAAATAGGATTTGTTTTATTGCACTCACATTTTAAACTTTTTAGCCTCCAAACACCAATATGCAGTTCTGAAGTTTTTTTTGAATTAGCTTCATTATAAAAACTAATATTCATAAACTTATCTTGTGAAGGCATATAAGCAACAACTATAAATTTATCTGTTGAAGATATGTAGTGAGTGCCTTTTTCTATTTTAAAATCTTTCATAATATTTATTTAAATTAAAAGTGAATTTTTACATAATCATTAAATGATAAAACATGGTAATTAATATCAGTATGAATTGAATTTGGCGCAAAATACTCGAACATACATTTATTATACTCTAAATTTTCATAAATTAAAAAAGGATAACTGCCATCCTTTAAACTAATTTGTGTTTTTTCTTTAATAAAATGAGCTTCCTCACTGCTTAAAATAGAAAGATCAAGTAACGTGTTTTCTTTTTCTAGTTTCATAATATTTATTTTTAAGTGGTTAATTAATCGTTGTTGTAAATACCGCAACAGTAATACTTTTCAATCGAAGCGTTATAAGGCTGTGATGTTTTTGGTGTTGTGATATCGGTAAAAACCAATTCATTAAAGTAAACCGTTTCATATCCTAATCCGTTGCTTTTAACTAACTTATTACACTTCATTACAATAGCTTTAAAGCCTTGTTTGACTTTTTCCCACGCCAACGTCAAAGCCTCAGAAAAAGTTACGTTTTGCATTTTGAATATTGCGTGGGCTGAGGTCATTACGATGCTTTTATTTGGCTTCATTTTTAGATTCTTTCTTAAGTTCTTTTGTGTTTTGTAGCTCAATGAATTGGTCAATCTTATCAAGTGCATTTTTATGAACTTTCCTAGTTACCTGAATCATTGACGGTCTTTTGTGTCTTCCCATTTTTATAGTAAATTATATTTTCTTAATAAATTCTCAGTTGTTTCTTTTGCAAATCTTTTAGTTAAAAATAAACTTCTATCCAATCCTATAAAACCATCATTTAATTTAACAGTTACATGCCAATCGAATTTAGTAACTATTCCTTTCGTAATTGTAAAAGTCCCGTTTGCAAATTCGTATGTGTAAGAGGATGTTTTCATGTTTTGTATTTTTATGTGGTTGTTATCTGAGTACAAATATACGACTGCTTTTGACATAAACAAATTATTTTATAATTATTTTCAAATTATTTTATTTTCCGCATATCACTAAAAAAAAGCCAAATCTTTCGAAATAGCTTTGGTAGCGGTTTAACTAAATAATTTTAATGTATCGTTTAATGATTTTTGAAGCTGTTCGTCTGTAATTTTTTCAAACATTATATCCCTTAAATCTTCATCAGAATAACCGTAACTGTTTTTTACTTTTACGCCCTTGTTATGAAAAGTAACAGTTACAAGAAACTGATCTTCTTCGTTTTCGTTATCAAAATCTTTTTCTACTAATATTTGATGTGTTGGCAATTCTACTATTCTGAAATAGGTTTTTTTCATAATTATTTTTGTTTATTGATTATTAATTTTAAATAAATACATTACTTATTTTTGATTCTACAACGATGCACCCAGTTAAATTATATTCTCGAATGCAATCGTAAGTTAGTTTTACACTAATTTTTAAATACTCAGCAATTGTTCTTCCTTTTTGTCCACTTTCGTAAAGTTCAATAATGTCGATTTTACGAGGATGGTTTTTGCAATTTAAAGGTAAGTACTGAACCATTTTTTTTACTTGCCAGACAGAAAAATAAACAGTTGAATCTTTGCCTAATGTTCTGCCTTTAAGTTGTAGCTTCTGAACTCTGTGCGTTAATGCGCTTTTGGTAATTCCGAAATGTTCCGAAATTTGATCGTACGTGTAGCATTCACTTATCATACTCTACTGTTTCAGGGTCTATTACTTCGATGGTGTTGGGGTTGGTGGTAAACTCCACACCTTCTTTTATTTTTCTATCCATTACAACCTTGCAAAATCCGTTTTGTCTTCTGCACTCAGAAATAGATGGGTATTCAAAACCGTCACTAATTCGAATAACCTTTACAGAATTAACCGCTTTCCAATTGCGTTTCTTTTTTTCTTCAAGGCTATCAAATTCTTTCTTTTCTTGGTCAGTCCATTTACTTACTGGCTTATCCCAAAGGCTATGATGCGGGTTTTTAATCATAGCCTGTCTGATTGTTTGAACGGTTAGCATACTATAAATTTAACATTGGTATTAATTCAGTTTCAATATATTTTCGAGAAGCCAAAACCATTTTCTCAGCTTTTTTAATGTATGCTTCATCGTAGCCAAATTCAAAAACTTTCTTTCTTAATGAATCCGGTAAATTATCGTAACTAAGCATTTCAACCGCTATATCCCAATCTTCAATATCAGGTTCGTCTTTACCTAAATCTCTGGCAAGATCCCAAGAAAGTTTATTTATTTGCTCTTCGCTTCCGTTTTCAAGGCAATAACATAAAGATCCTTTTTTTAATTCTTTCAATTCCTGGTAAATTTGAATTTGACCATAATAATTTTTATCTGGTTCCGTTTCAAAATAAGGGAATGTGAAACAATCAAAAGGTACTTTTGCATCAATAACTATTTCAGGTGTATTAGTGTCATAAGTTCCTGTAAAATATTCATTTTCTAACGGCTCTTCATTTTTAACCAACTCTAAACCGTAATGCTTAGATATTCTTTCAATAGCCTTTTCCTCCATTGCTTTACCTCTAGCAAGGTATTTAGACCTAATATCTTTTTTCTTGCCTGTAATCTCAGATATGAGCCATTCTTTGCAGTATGATTTAGCAGTTTCGCTTAAAATTATTTCATCGACTAACGGCAACAATCTTTCGATTTCTTTTTCTGTTTCCGGGATCTTTATGTTTTCAATTTCAATTGCCGATTTACATTCTTTGTTTTTAAAACCGTTAAGGCGTTCATTCAATGATTCTTTTTTCAATAATGCATCATCGTACTGCTCTTTATAAGATTTACCCGTGTGATTAGTCATTAATAAACCAATCTTTGAAGCTCGACATTTAAACTTTTTTATCTGCATCTTGTAGCTCTTTTAATTGTTCTTCACTAACATCATACATCTCAACTATTTTTTCTATAGTAGTTTTTTTATCTTTCAATGCTTGTTTCGCTTTTTCTAAATCCTGAATGATGACAGGTGGCAAAACATCAATAGTCATTGGTACACGTTTGTTTTTTGAAGCCGTAACGAGTACGCGTGTTGATTCCGGAATGTGTGAAGCGTGGCTTATTCTAATACCTCCAGTTTCTACTCCTGCCCATTTAACGGTGTCGTCTCGGTAAATAGTTAATCTTCTGCCATGAAATACTGAGCTTTCAGATCCCCATAATTGAACCAAAACTCGACGCATAGATTTACACGGTTTAAACGGTTTATTATTATCTCCGTAAAAGTAAATAGATACCGGTTGTGCATCATCTTCGCCACCTTTTATATTTCTAATTTTAATTGTCTTTGATCCTGAAATTAAATCGTCTGCGTTTAATTGATCTGATTTAGGAATAATTGTTTTTGATAAGTCCATTTTCGTTTTAGGTTTAAATTATTTTACTGAATGAATAGGTGGTTGAAAAGAAGCCACGATTTTTACATGTGAGAGTCCAATTATCCTTATTCATTTTGGCTATTGTGTTTTTCGCTTTAGATACCTTTCTGTACGGTATTTTTATGTGGACTGTGATGTACATAATAATTCAGGGTTTTCGTGGATGTTTCCGATAATTTCCATGTGTTCAGTAGTGGTGCTTTTTTGAACAATATTTTTATAAAATAAATAAAAACCATTGTCTTTAAACCTACATTCAAAAAAACCTGAATTAGGATGATTTAAAATATCTCCTTCATAAATCTCTACACCGTTTTTGTCTTTTAATTCGGTATATTGAAGCCATTTAACATTATCAGAAGTTCTTATTTCTAATGTTATCCATTTTTCAATTTTATCATTTTTAAGTGATAAAACATCTTTGAAGTATTGCTGTCTTTCAATGTCCCATAAATTAAACTTTATTTCTCTCATAATCATATTTATTTATCTGGTTAGTAATAATGTTATTTTTAAATACTTTTGCCTGTTGTTTGATTTCTTTGGCGTAGTGGGTTGTTGTTTGGATTGTTGTTATTGCGCCATTTTTAGATACTACCATTATGCGCAACGACTTTCTGCACACTAGCTTTGATTTCTTTCGGATTTGCGTTCCGTAGTGCTTGAATAGTTCTGGGTTCATTGGCTATAATATTGGTTCTACAAAAGCCCATTCCTTTACTGTAACATCGCTAAAGTTGCTGAATGGATCTAAATTATAGCAACTTTCGTTTTTTGATAAGAAATTTGACTGATGTAGCCCAAACCAAAAACAATCTTTTGAAGCGTCTGGATTAGTCGCTAATTCTTTATCTTGTCTCATTGCGTAATAAACAGGATTTTCTTCTACTTTATTTGGAAATCTTCTAACTAATACCAATGTGTTTTTAGGTGGCAATTGGTCCTCTAATTTAATCCACATCATAACAATTTTAGATAGCGGATTAATATTATTTTCAACAGCCTTAATAATAGCATTCAAATTCGGTAGTTTAACCGAGTTGGATTTATTCACGTAGTCGTTGAATTGATTCTTTAATACATCTTCAATAGTTTGCACTTGGATGAAGTTTTGATTGTTTCCGGAATATTTCTGCTCCAAACGATACTGATTGAAGTCTTGGTAATTCGGTGTTAAAACTGCGATTGTTTTCATGGTTTCTGATTTGTAGTTACAATATAATTTCCATGTACAAAATAAACGTTCTCAGCGTTTTTAATTTCCAATGTTCTGAACGAATCAGTTAGGTAAATAGTTGTGTTTTTAGTTTTCATAATATCACTTTGTTTTTTGGTTGTTAATAAATTCCTCGCTTTTCTCTTTTGCGTACTTCCTAACGTCAATTATAACCTTTGGATTGCACCTAACTAAAAAAGGCTTATTAAGTCCTTTTTTTCTTCCCGAACCTTCGCGTTTACCGCCCCGTGTTTCTTCATTCATAATAAATTATTTATAGTTAAATTTCTTTAGTATCATCATAAACGCAAAAACATTGAATCCCGAAGCAAGCGTTAAATGTCTTTTGAATATCTTCTTTTGAAGCTACGTATATTCTATAAGTACATTCGTTTAATTGTTCTATAGAGTAAACGAATCCTTTTAATTCTTTTCTAAGTATTTGTAATATAATACTTGTGTTGTGGCTTCCGTCGAATCTAAAACTTACTTGTGATTTCATTATATTTAGTTTTTATCTGAGTACAAATATAATATTCTTTTTCAATAAAACAATATCTTTTTTCAATTTTAACACTTTTTATTTTTAAGACCATAAAAAAAGCGACTCAAATAAATGAATCGCTTTAATAATAATTCCCAAAAACTGCAGTTAACCACCCCTGCGATCTAAACTTTAAAAAATAGAATTATGAAATAATAATATTAAGATTGGATTTGAACCAATGACTTCTGCCTTCATCAAGCAGTTACTCTTACCCCTGAGCTACATAATATTTTTGTAAAGATAATAATTATTTCATATACTTTTTGTATGCGATGTAAATAATTACGATTGGGATTAAAAACAAAAGTAAATTAAGCGGATTATAAGCCTTTTTATCGACTTCTTTTGAACTGTTTTCTTTTACTGATACTTCTTTTTGTGTAATATCTTTTTGTTCTTTAACAGTCTCTTTTTTTAATTCATCAGCAAAAACATTAGACTCTATTTTAGTGTTGTTGTTTTGCGTTGTTTTACGCATGATCTTTTTTGCATTGTTCAATATTACCTTTGTGCCGTCTTTTTCGATTACAAAGCTTTCTTTTGATGCATCTGCCGGTTCTAAAATAGTTTCTTCTGTAATAGTTTCGTTTTTATCATCAACTTTTACCGTTGTAGTTATTTTAACGTTGGTATCTGTTTTTTTTTCCGTGACTGAATTATCAACTAATTCGGTTCTAATTTCCTCCTTATTCGATTCTTTGTTTACCTTACGAGCGCCACATGAACAAGCTGAATAAAGCAACACAGCACAAAGGCACAAATAAATTATGTTTAGTTTTTTCATATTAGTAAATTTTACGAGATATTACGATAATCTCGTGGTTTTAAAAGTGGTCAATTTCGACTGTTTTTATAAATTAGGATATATGATTCCATTATCAGTAATAGTATTTCCACCATCAATCAAAGCTTTTAGTTCTTGCCATCGGTAAGATAATCCATTAGACTTTTTTAATTGGAAATGTGGTTGATCTTTAAAACTTTTCCAATCTCCACCATGCTCCCAACCTTTGGATTTGAAATAATCAACAATTTCTTTCCAGTCGGCTTTGCCGTCTTTATCAAAATCACGAATCATTGACCAACTTGCCTCTTCGAATGTTCCGTTTCCGTCATTATCATAAAGCAAAACAATATCAAAAGCAAGTCCATAATTGTGTATTGATTGTCCACCTTTCGCATTAGTTACTTTTGGTTTTTGATTAAATAATTTATCTTGTAAAGAATTTGAACGATAAACATAAGCAAACCGCAATCTTGCGCCTTTACCAAGCAGATTATTTGCTTCAATGTACTGTTGTTGCAATTGCTTTCTAATAGAAGGGTGAGCCTCTTTAATTCTATCTAATGTGATCTGATCCATAATTAAGTTTTTAAATTTTCGTGATCTATTTTTTTAATTGATTCTTTGAACTCTTTAAAAGTTGAATTCATAGGTATGTTTTGTTCCTTATGTTTTAAACGTTCAAATACTTCGTCACCTCTTTTTAATGCACACTCAATCGACTGCATTATAATTCGCCTATATTGAAGATCTTTGTTGTCCGGTTCTATTATCGCACAATTACACATGGTTTTATTTTTTTGATTCTACTAATAAATCAATCATTTTATCCATTTTATTTACAAATTGATTATAAGAGTTACAAACGTTGGTAAGTTGTTCATTTGAGCTTCTTAACTCGTTTATAAATAATTCGTTTTTAGCTTCTAATCTTTTATATAAATCTTCATGCTTTTTGTACAAGAAAACAATAACACCTGATAAAGTAATAATTACAGTTATGCAAGCTGTTGTCAGATCAATAAAATTATGTGCGATTTCCGCTTGTGCCTGAGCTTGTAAAAACATCATTTATTAAGTTTTTTGTTAATGCATAAAATTATACCTACTAACAAAGTTACTGATAAAATTATTACCTCATAGTATTTTTCATATTCGGAATATCTTTCAGGAAAAAAAGAAGTAATAATATTATAAACAGAGACTAATGTCATTGAGATAGGCAACAATCTTGTAGTGTAGCAATAACTTTTATTTAAAGTTAAAACATATACAAATATAATATTGGTAAACAAGGAATAACCTCCTAAATTACACCAAAAGTTTTTATCAAAATTTAATCCTATCCAATCATAAATAATAGATAAAAAACTTACTCCCATTAATAAATAAGGGAGTAAGAAAATTGTTTCTGACAATATATGTTTTATGTATTTCATTTTTTAAGGCTTTGTAGGTGGATCGTTTTTAGTTCCTCCTCCTGCAATATCCGGTGGCACATCCATCACTACATTAGTATTTTCTTCTTGTTGATCAATTTCCACCCCAAACATCTTAGAAAATCCATAAGCTAAAGGATCAATGATTAAAACTAAAAATAAAGTCACTTCGTATTTAGCCTCCGGACTAATTAAGTTAGTCGCAGCGATATAGCCGGCAACTACTTTATTTAAAAAGAAAACTATTCTAAAAAGCCACTTTGCCCATGACGGTGTAGTCGTTGTTATTTGGTTAAAACCGAATGTATTTTTCATGTTTGATTGTTTTTATATTAATGCGCAACCCATGAAGTCCCATTATAAAACACAGGACATTTTACTGACCCTCCTCCTATAATAGTTGATAAATACGTTGGAGATAATGCATCAGTTACGTAAGCAGAATCACCTTCATTTCCAGTAGGTAAAGTTGCAACCGTGTACCCTTTAAGGTTTAATGATTTTTGAAACTTAATTCTATTTGCATCTATTTCAATTACTGATTGCATCGTAGCACCATCATTTACCGTAATATACAGTTTACCCGCCTGCTTATTAGTATTAGTTGTGGCGTAAATTTGAGCAATTCTTTTATCAGAAATAGCAGAAGCTAAATTTATAAAAGCTATTCTTCCAACTAAATTATTGTTGCCACTTTGAGTATGTGTAAGATATATATTGGCAAAACCATCGTCAGATGATGACGATACATCTGAATTTACCTCTAAGATAGCTATATCGGTAAACCCTGATAATCCTGGACCAGATTGACTAGTATACGCCTGAGAACCTACAACTTCATTTTTCTCACCTTCTTTGAAAAGATTATATTTATTTAATTTTCTTGCTCCAGAAACAGTCAATTTAGTAGACATGCCCGCATTTGAAATTACTTTTAAATATTTAAGCTCTCCTCTGAGCTGATTAGCTGGATCATAAACATCGAATGTATTAGCGTACCATTTTGCACCCAGGGAATTATTATAGTCTTCAATGACAAGATTATTTACTTTTAAAGTAGGCTTAACTGGCAAAGCGGAAGAGGTTGTGTATATATTATATTTGCACCACGCTATAAGTAAATGATCAAAAGAACTTAAATGTCCTGACGATTCCATCCTTAAACCTTCTACGCAATTCCAAATAGACACATTTGTCCCGTTAGTGTGCTCGCTAACTCTTATGCCTTTGTTGAAATTTTCAATTGATACTCGATTAAGATATGACCAAGCATTATTATTTACATACGGCATAATAATACCTGAAACATCTACGGACGGTTCAACTGTCAAGTAGTTAGGGCTTTCCGTGTCTATATGTAAATTTGTAGCTGCAAATAACTCTATATTGCCAGCGTTAATACCCCCAACCGTTGGCTCAATGTGGGCTGAACCGCTTAATGATTTTACTCTTATGCCTAAATTCTCGACCTCTAATTGAGTATAGTTAAAATTTCCAAAAGTAGTCACAGAATAACTTGAACCTATAACGCTTGGATTTATACCCGAACCTGATATTTTAGAAAGCAAAATTGACCCTTTATTGCTCTTTGTCCACGCTATAAGTCCGCTAGTGTTAAAGTTAGGTGATTCGCCTAAAAGTTTAATAACTGGTGAATTACCTATATTTACTTCTGTTGTCAAAGGTAAATATAATTGACAATTAGGATTTACAGAGTCTAAAGATGTTATAAGATTTCCTAATAATACATAAACTCCCTCAGGAAAGTAAACAGTTCCCCCTCCATTAGTGAAACAATTATTTATCGCATTCTGAATATTATTAGTATCATCATTTATTCCGTCCCCTTTTGCGCCGAAATCTTTAACATTTATAAATGTACCTTCTTCATCTGCAATAAAAATAATAGATTCCTCTGCGCCTTTTTTAGCAAAAATAAATCTCTTATTTTCAGTTGTAGTCCCTGGATCTCCGGACACCCATGTTGTATCTCCTGTTAAAATCCAAGTTAAATTAACCCCGGGAAGTGTAATCCCGTTAAAATAAAAAGATACAGATAAATTGTCGGGGACTGTGATAGTTCCAGATGTTGTAAATACAATTGTATTTTTATTCCAATCATTACTAACAGTTTGATTACCCCCAACGGTATATAATCTTAATGTATTTTGTTTTTCGTCTAATCCATTAATTACAGCGTTAGCAGTTATGTATTTAACCCCAGAAGGATCAGGCACAAGCGAATTTTGTTTATTTACTAGCATTTCTGTGCCTTCAGGTATAGACTGTGCTATCGCATTAAATACGGCATCTTCGCTTGGCGCAGTAGTAGTATATCCTGATCTAACAGATTGTACTATGCCTGCCAGTTCTACGTTTATAGGTATTTCAACCGACAAATCCCAAACCGTGCCGTTAGAAGTAAGAGCATTTAACTCTTCCGTTGTAGTAATAGTTGCCCCGCCGTTAACATTGTAGAAAGTCCCTTTGCCTACCAATACCCATTCAGGTGAATCCGTGTCAGGTAAAGTGCCACCATCTAAAATAGTAGTGGGATTAAACGCCAAACTAGATGCTGTGCCGATATAATCTGAAATTAAATCAGCTAATTGCTGAACGGTGCCTCTAGTAAGATTACCTGCAACCTCTTTAGGCAATAAGTTTGTCATGCCCCAAGGCGCAGGAGGTAATTCGCCAACTCTTATAGTATTATATTCTGTCATGTTTTTAAGGTAATTTCATAATGAATAGTTGGACGTATGACTTCTGCCTAACGCTAAAGCTTAATTGAGGAATTAAGTCGCCTACCTTCCTTACTGAGTCTAAACTCCCAGATAGCCCAGAGGACACTATAAGTCTTCCGGAAGGTGCTCCCGCAACAGTTGATCCAGTTTGAAATCCTGACGTAGGCATATTGACTAGTTTTTGATCTTCCCCTACTTGCGCGCGCATAGAGTTGTTATTAACACCATACCCTAAAGCAATAGCGCCGTCCATATTTGTAGTTCCGTTATTTCCGTTCATAATTGCCCAACCTGCCCAAAGTCCATCCGATTTACCTATTCCACTAGATGCCGTACCGTCTAAAGTAAAATTCTGTGTAATGTATAAATCAGTAACGTTTAGCTGTTTTACCTCGTAAGGTCTGTAAGATACGGACTGAGGCAGTAAAGCTATTATTTCAGAAATTAAACCTTTATATAGCGTCGTGCCTAAAGCATGAGGTATTGCACTGGATAGAGTTATAGCCTGAGGTGGTAGCTGATCTACCCGAATCGTTGTTAAAATAGGTTCGTCTGCCATTATTATGATACTTTAATTAATTCGTTATTTTCTGTCGCCACTACTGTGTTAGGATCGCCATTGTTTAATAAAACTCCTGCTAACTCCTGTATTAATGGTTTTCCGTATCCTGTCATTGTTCCCGAAAAACTTAAAAACTCTCCTACATTACTAGTTTCTGATATGTCAGATATATAAGCTTTTCCGTAATCTACTATTGGAAATTTTTTACCTTGTATTTTCCAGTTAATTAAAGTTCTATCTCTTTTTAAAATCTTTAATCTATCGTAAGACGCTATTGCAAAATAACCGGCGTAAGCTGTAGTATTTATTTGCAAACCAGAAAAAGAAATGCTATATCCTTGTGACGTAGGTCTGAACGTTTCCCAGCCTTCATTATCCGATGTTGTAGTATCTAACATGGAGGTAGTTTCGCTTATACCGTTTCCGGTTAAGCAACCCACAGGCATGTAAATACTATTTACTTGTACATATAAAATCCTATCTTCTCCGTTAACGTAATCCATATAGACAAAGATAAATAAAATTATTAAACAATCGTAGGTTTTACAGTCTCGCCATAATCATCTGTTCGCTCGTATTTTATATCGGGCAGTTCTGGCGCATATAATTCAAGGCTTTTCATAGTTGTAATATCCGTAAATGTATCATAAGACCAAGATATAGGCATAAAAAATCCTTCTATTTTGTTTATTTCCAATCTACATAAATAAGAAACAAAACCAAATACGTCACCCGAAAATAATTTCAAAGGCTTCTGAGCTATGCGCAATTCCTCTTCTGCTGCTATTCTCAAAAGTGGCTTTACTTCTGATCCTGGAAATTGTCTCCTGTACCAATTGGAAGTTAAAGCGGTTTTATTAGCTTGGTAAATTGCGCCTAAATAAGTACTGTTTAAGCTATCGCCTATCTGTACGTTTTTATTATCCTTAACTATAGAACTTACTTTAGCCACTCTGCCAACCGTGTGAAATTCGCCTACTATGGGCGTTGTATTCGCAACTGTAACGTTTATGCTTCTAATTTCTGATATAACCTCAGATAAAACGAAACCGCTACTGCCAGACATTGCTTTTACTGGCACCTCTGCCGTGATTCTTAAAACACCATCTGCAGGTATTGGTTGAGAAGATATGGTATAAGTTTTATCCCAAAATTGAGCAGGATCTACTACAGTACCAGTATTATTAATCAAAGGTCTGTCGGGTTGAATATCTATACTTAGACTCCCTTCTTGCCAAGATCCATCAAGCATATTTAAGCTATAGTCTCCAACATAAACAGTAAAATTATATCTTGAAGGGAATCCGTAAGACCTTAGAGTAACTTTAAATTCTAGCGTGTAACCTGCTTGTAAGTTTGCTCCTCCTGTAGAAGTCAAAGCCAATGTGTGCGGGTACGTCTCAGATATGGTACTCATACCTGATACGAATTTTATACCAGTTGTAGAAACAGGATCTAAATATAATCTGCCTCGCCTTCTATCTTGTGTCCATGTGTTTACTGTCCAGCCATCGAAAACATTAGTTCCTGCAACATGTTGTAGTTTTTCGTTTCTTAAAAATCCTCCGAAATCACTATATTTATAGCCCAGTCTAAAAGATGCGATCGCTCCTTTAAGCTCTATTTTTTGATTTCTATTACAGTGATGAAGTCTACCAAATCCGTCTATTTGGCTACCGATAATTCTTTTTAAATTAATAGAATGTGCAACTGGATTTACTCCGTCTACTTCATACCGTCTAAAACTGGGGTTACTTGACAGAAATACAGCGCTAGGTCTGTAAATAAACCATTCTCCGTTCTCTTGAGTAAGTACAGCGCTAAAAATAGAAAGTATAGATTCTAAAACCTCCTGACAACTAGATATTGTCTCTTTATCACTTTTTCTAAATCTATCGGTATTTATATAAGCATTTGCCAGTACATCTGCATTAAAACCTGTTACCATTCCGTAAAACTCTATATCTACTAAAGTATTGACCCTTAATTTTAACCCTGTTCTATTTAAACAGTTTCTAATAATGTCTATAATTCTCATTTTACCCGTATAAGGTACGCCGTCAGACTTTACAAATGCTAAATCAGCAAGCAAACCTAAACCGTCAACGCATTGTAAATTAATATCCCATTCATTATCCGTATAGGACTGGTATAAGCCGTCAGGTTTTAAAAATCCTTGAAATATTATAATATTTAGTCTATATAATTTTACAGAGAATACATTTTCTTCAAATGAATACAAATCAGTAAAAGATAGATCTTTTGAAGCTTGCAATTTTAATTCTAATCCCGTTCCCCTAATTGGTGTAAAATGATTAGTTGCGTCTCCTTTAACTATTATCGCTCTGCCGTTTATTTCTGTGGTAGTTCCTGCAAAATCTTTTTGGTATATCTCACATTTAAATTGCTCCCCTGACAAGTTTTTATATTGGAAAAAGTATTTAGGAGCGGTAGTTGGTATAGGGTTTTCGTTAAAAGAACCCGGAATTACAGTTAAGTAATTATTACCTTGAGAGTCAAAAGTAAGTAACGTATTACTTACAATTAGTCCTCTAACTTCTGCGGTGCCAGTAGGCCACTCTGTCTCGCTTGGATAGGGTCTAAACTTTACAGAATATACAAATTGAATACCCGGAACAGAATACCCTTTAGTTTCTAAAAAAACTTTAGTATTTTGAGCCGTAGCAAACTTATCAATTCCTATTTTTACTTTGTGCAGCGGATCGGAAGCTATTTCCGAATCGCTATTTGTAAATGTTATAGCTATATTATCAAGACCGTTAACGAACACTAATTTAGTGCCGTTAGATCTAATTTCGTATTTAATATTGTCTCCTTGTAAAGCGTTCTCCAAAAAAACTATAGATATACCTTGATTTGCCATTATATGCCCATTGCTCCCCCTAAGCGTTTATTTCCATCTAAAGTATTGTTAAGCACTCCTATTAGTGAAGATCCTGAGATTTCAAATACCACAGTTCCACCTGCAAACGAAGAACTACCACCGGAAGTACCTGAAGAAGCAGGTGACGAGTAAGAAGCACCAGAAGAATAAGAACTTCCGGAACCACCCGACGCGCCAGAGCTATTTGCTTTTGAAGCGATAGCGCCTCCCGCTGCTTTTAACGCAACTCCTACGGCAATTGCTGCTACTCCTGCAGCGACTGTTACAACTGGATTTCCGGAAGTTAAAGCTTTGTCTATAACTCCTTTTGCCACGGCTAATGTACCGTACTTTATAAGTAAGCTACCCATATCCGATAGAAAAGCACCCAAAGAAGCTATAAGAGTTTTTCCAATTGCGCCAAAAACACTTTTACCTTGTGCTAATGCTGTTCCTATTGCTGTTCCTAAATTTTCAAATGTAGAAGTTAAAGATCCTTTTACCAAAGAATTTAATTCGTTGTTGAAATCATACAGTAATTTCATCATCTCTAATAATTCAGAGCTAACAACCGGACGTATTCCTTTAAAAGATGTTGTAATTTCTCCTGGTAAACTTTTTAGTTTATTTTTAAATTCGTCAACTTTACCATTAAAAGTCTCAATAGTATTTAAGTCTACCAACGAATTTTTAGGAGTTACATTACCAATACCTGAAACTTGTGGCGTTTCGTATGTTTTTTTAGCAGCTTTTTCTTTAGTGAAATCAAGTTTTATTTGCGCAGCAGTTTGTCGTTCAAGGCTATTCGTTAGCTTATCTTGGTCTTGCATATTTTTTCGCAACTCCCCGCCCAATCCTTGTAATGTTTGAGAATATTTATAAGCAGCTAATGCGGTTTTTTCGGCTTTACTTAACCCGTTTGCTCTTCCTGCTGTTAATTCAGCTTCAAGATCTATTTCACCTCTTAATTGTTTGTTTAATATTACAGCTGCATCAAAAGCTTCTTTTTTAGTAAGCCTATATTGTTTGAATTGTGCTGCTATTGAATTATTTATGCTACTTTGTATTTTTTCTTCTTCCTCAGCAAGTTTTACTATTCTATCTGTTAATCCTGCAGCTTTCGCTTTCGCAATTAATGCTGCGGTAACATCGCGAACTGTTTTTGCTACGTTTCCATTTAATATCTCTTCTTTCGTAAGATTTCCAAAATAAGCCGGATATTCATCTTGTAATTTTTTAACAGCAATTAATCTATCAGACATTGAAAGATTAATGTTTTTGGCAGCAGCAACATAAGCGCCTACACTTGAAATTTGAGCCTGAGCATTTTTAGCTGCTTCAATATTCAAGTCTTGCATTGCTTTTCTAGCCGCGTCAAAATCTCCTGTTATTTTTTTAAAAACATCACCAACTGTAATACCTTTTTGAGACATATAGGTAAGCCCAGAAGTTACCAAAGATATAGCTAAAGTTACTCCTCCTGCCCCCGCCAAAGAACCTACAAATGCAGCCATTGCAGCCTTTGCACTTCCTGTTTGTTTTATTAAATAACCGAAAGTTTCAGCAAATTGAGTTACGTTATTACCATATCCTTGTGGTCCATATGGGGCATCTTGCACAATTCTTCCAAATTGAGTTAATGCGTTACTTCCGTCAGCAACTTTTGGAGCAAGATCTTTTTGGAATGAATTTCCGGTATCTCTTAATGTAGTTTTTAATTCAGTAAGAGATCTTTTAGCGTCTTTTATCTGAGCTGTTATCTCTTTAGTGTCTAAACCGGCTTTTATCTGAATAGCTTTTTCATTGGCTAATTCCTGTATATCGCGCTCAACCTCTTTGATTTTATTTTTAAAATCTTTTAAATCTGCTCCGATCTGTACTTCTAATCCTGCCATTTAATTGCTATTTACTTGTTTAACATAATCAGCCATTTCATCCATAAATCTTTGTTTTACTTCGTCTGAAATAATGCTATTTTTTTTATCTGAGTTTAAAGACATGAACTGATTTATTGATTTCGGCAGTCTTTTAGCATCATAATGAGAGCCTATTAAAGAATACCACGCTAAGATACGAAGTTTTTCCCATTCTCGATCTTGCATTCTTGACCAAGCAAATAGGCGAAGCTGAAATTCTGCAAATGACATGTCATAAACACGTTTCAATGTAGAAATTCCAAGTTCGCCTATAGCAAATGAAATAACGTCTTTATGCCAATCTATTTTATGGCTTTCGTCACTTTTTTTTTATCTTCTGAAGCAGGAACGTCTTTATGTAAAGATTCTAAAAAAGCCTTTAAAAAGCTTTTGACAGTTTCTCCTAAAACGCCACCATTATCATCTATAAATGCATCAATGTCATACAAATCAAAATCAGGTTCCTCGCGTTTTCTTTTTACTGAATAAAGTCTTGAATAATACATTAGGTAACGGTAAATAGAAAGATCACCTGTCTCTATTTTTTTTCCAATTTGCACTAAATCCAAACCTGTATTCTCAATCATTTCAGTTAAGAAACCAATACCAAAATGAAACTCTTTGTCGACTAATATGATTTTATTTGGAGCCATAAATTAAATACTTGGTGCTAACGGATCAGTTGTTGAAATGGCACCTGAGCCGTTAATAGTTAATGAAAAAGTCGCGAACTCGTCACCAGTAGGAGCTTCCAATCCTAAAGAGGTAATAATACCAGTTCCGTAATAGGTTAGGTTAGAACTTCCTGAATCCATTTTCCAAGTAACTGTTTCTTTTGCTTGCTGAATACCTAAAAGGTAATCGTGAGACGCTTTTGTATCATCGCCACCTACGGAAGTAGTATCAATTGCAATTGCATCAGCTGTAAGAGTATATGAAAATACTCCCGCTTTTTTTTCAATTACTCCAGGAGCGCATTTAGTTTGTGACTCAATTATACCTAATTCGGTATCTAATGAATTACTCGTAAGGCATGCCACTGGACGAAATAATGATCCATCATGCACATAAAGGATAAGTCCTTCGCCTTTTATTTTATCATTTGCCATTATATTATTATTTTAAGATTAAATTAAGCCTTAAGAAAGAACGATAAATGTTATCTGTATCTGTAACTGTTTCAAGTGATGTTTCGTATGTAATATTTTGCGTAACATTAGTAAATCCTTGAATAGTTAATTTAGGATTTAATACATTCATAACCGCCTGTTCGATATCATTTAGTAACAATCTACTTCCTGTATTCCCTGCGCTTGAATAGCGTGTGTAAATTTCAATTAACAAAGAACAATTCCACTCGTAATCGCATTTAGTATTTTTCAATACGTCTTTGTCCTGAGCGGTCATTAAAATGTATTCAGTTAAATTTGTATTACCTGTTAAACGGCTATCAAATGTTTTAATAATCTTTGAATTAACCACAATATTATTTGTAGCGTCAAAAACAGCCTTACGAATATATTTGTCTGGATTAACATTTACCATTTCAATACTTTAAGTGGCAATCTCAGGACTCGAACCTGAATAGAATTATAGCGGTTTGTGCGCACTCCCCATTCTAATTTTAGAGTCATTTCAGTTATTTTAGAAAACTATTCAATACCCAACAGGTAAAGCGTTTATCAAA